CAAAGCAGGAGCTATTTGTATCAGCGTATTGCTCGAATGGATTTAACGCAACTCAGGCAGCAATTGAGGCTGGATACAGTGAGAATTGCGCTGGGGCGATAGGCGGTGAAAACTTACAAAAACCTGAAATAGTTGAGGCAATCGATAAATACAAGCTATCAATCAAGAAACGCCACGGAATCACCATAGAATCGCTTCTGAGGGAGTTGGAGGAGGCGAGAGAGGTTGCCCTATCAGCAGAAACACCTCAATCGTCAGCGGCCATTGCGGCGACTATGGGTAAGGCAAAATTGACTGGCTTGGATAAGCACATTGTCGAAGTGTCAGGGCCTGAGGGTGGCGCAATTCAGACTTACGACATGTCTAGGGCTGACTTCAAAAAGTTAAGGAATAAGGTTCTTGGTGATCTAGATTGCTGATTTTGGTATACTAGGTCCCACCTATAAAGTGGGATTTTTTTATGGTCACTCAAGAAAGGCTAAGGCAATTATTCAGCTACGACCCAGAAACTGGTTTGTTCACAAGAATACATCCACAGAAAAAATGCAGGGTTGGAGATGTTGCTGGTTGTGTAGCTAAAAATGGATACATAACAATAAGTGTAGATGTGAAGAGATATTACGCGCACAGGCTGGCGTGGATGTATGTTCATGGATACATGCCAGAGCAAATAGATCACAAAAATAGAGACAGGTCTGACAATAGGCTGTGCAACCTAAGGCCAGCAATTCAGTCTCTTAACGAGTCAAACAAGGCAACAAAAATTGGGTGTGCGTCTAAGTTTAGGGGCGTTAGTGTTCATCACTCATCCGGGATGTGGAGAGCTAGAATAAAGGTTAATCGCAGGGAGCGAGGGCTTGGGTTGTTCCGAAATGAGGTTGACGCAGCGATTGCCTACAACGAGGCGGCCATTGTGGCTTTTGGTGAGTTCGCTGTTCTCAACGAGGTGTAATCGTGGCGACAATTGAGCAGCACATTTTAAGGGACGAGCTTGAGGCTGATCCACTTCTCTTTATGAGGTACTTCTTCAAGCAGAGAATGGGGATCAACATGATTGTATCCCCGCACCATGAAGCGATAATGCGGACATTGCAGCGCGTATTTAGTGGGGAGATAACCCGCCTAATAATCAACATCAGCCCAGGCTATTCAAAGACCGAGCTTTGCACCATCAATATGATGGCGTATGGCCTAGCCATTAATCCACGAGCCAAGTTCCTGCATCTGTCCTATTCTCACTCGCTGGCATTGCTGAATAGCTCGACGGCTCGCGGAATTGTGAAGTCTCCGGCATTCCAATCCATGTGGCCTATCGAGCTGAAGGATGACGCTGACTCTAAAGCCATGTGGTGGACTGAACAAGGTGGCGGCGTGTATGCGACATCATCGGCAGGCCAGGTAACTGGCTTCCGAGCTGGGCACATGGAGAAAGGATTCACTGGAGCCCTAATAATTGACGACCCGGTCAAACCAGATGACGCATATTCAGAGGTCATGCGAGGCGGCGTAAACAACCGCTATAACGAAACTATCGCATCACGACTAGCTGTCGAGTCAGTGCCAATCATTGTCATCATGCAGCGTAGGCGGTAGCGGCGAGAAGTGGCATCATCTAAATCTTCCGGTAATCATCGATAACAATGACACATATCCAGATGACTACACTCACGGAATACCAATAGACCACGGATTGCCTGACGGGTGGCTCTGGCCTGTCAAGCACGGGCCAGAGCAAGAGGTTGCACTAAAGTCGCATCGCCGCAAGTTCTGGGCGCAATACATGCAGAAGCCTATCAAGCGTGACGAGGAAACTGCGCTATGGCCTGAGAGGCTGATTACTAGGTGCCAGTCGGTTGAGGTTGGTGCGCCGACGCGAACAATCGTCGCCATAGACCCAGCAGCAAGCAACAGTAAGACCAGCGACGCGCACGGCATTGTGCTGGCGAGGAAGCACGATTGCGGCAAGTTCAGCCTGTGCAAAGACCGCACTAGACACGGAAGCCCGAGCGAATGGGCAAAGGCTGCAATCTCGCTTTATGAGGATTCAGGGGCTGATGCCATAGTCATCGAGACTAACCAGGGCGGCGACATGTGTGAGGCTACATTGCGCAATGCTGGCTTTAATGGCCGCATCATCAGGGTTCACGCCAGCAAGGGTAAGGTCATTCGAGCAGAGCCAGTCGTTGCGCTTTATGAGCAAGGGATGGTGCGTCATGAGGCTGGATTGCACGACTTGGAAGAAGAGATGATGGACTTCGACCCGGTAACAGGATTGGCCGGTGGTAAGTCGCCAAACCGCGTTGATGCTGCTGTGTGGGCACTGACTGAATTGGCCGACCTGAGCGCATCACAACCAATGCTATTCATGCCGTCCAGGTACAGATAACAAAAAGGCCCGTTAGGGCCTTAGTCTTTCATCTTGCCAATCGGTTTCCAGCGCATAGCTAAGTAATCGTTGAATCCAACAATTCTTGAATACCTTGAGTGGTATGTATACTCATTTCCATCCATATCGAGAGACATCACCAGGACAATATCGCTCATCATTTCACCTTGGCGCACCACTGGAACCCTGTCCTCAATATCAATCCAATCACTCATCTCACCACCTCAATAATCAACCTATCACCAGCGCAATCAATCAGGATTGCCACGTTCTCGCATTGGAATGTGACGGCAGTCCAACCTTCTTCAAGCAGCTCACCGATTGCGTGATGGATTGATTCATACTTTGTTACATGGCGAGATGGCGAAACAAGACCATCATGCGCCTCGATGTGAAGCCTGGTTGTAATCACGGCTCGCTCCTCTCTTTGATTGCTTGCATCACTCTGCGCCTTGACTCTCGGTACACTAGCTCATCAATGTCTTGATACCCGTTTCGCCACACCCAGTCCGTACTCGTCGGCCTTCATGCTGTTGTAGTCGGTCATTTTTGTAAGTCCATAGCTTTTTCATTAGCATAATTGAATGATTCATCACTCACATAACTAAGCTCTCCATATCCGCCCACGCTGTATCCGATTATCTGCGCCATCTGCATTCGCTCATCGTCAGAATAATCACCAGCCGCGATCTCGTTAAGTCCAAATCCGCGAGATGTTGCAAATTCAAGAAGGTCGTCGACAATCCTGTTTTTTGTAAATCTAGCCACACCACGTGAATCAAGATGTATTGGCTGCATTGGTAGATTCATACATAACTCCTTCGTTGTTGATGTCTAATCATGGCATCACATTAAAACTATTACAACCCCTCTATGGTAAAATTCATGCATCAATCAGTGGGGTGACAGATGGAACAATCAAGAGCAGAGATTATCGTGAGCGCGGGTAAGTCAGGTGATGGGCTCCGACAGTAAGCATGGATCGCTGTATCGGGTGTTTGGCCTGCCGACAGAGCTGACATTCGAGCACAAAAAGAACATGTACGACCGGAATGGCGTTGCTGGCGGTGCGATTGACAAGCTGGCCGGTAAGACCTGGGAGTCATATCCTGAGCTAGTCGAAGGCGAGCCATCAGCCGAAAACAAGGTGGACACACCACTCGAAAAAGAGCTGCGCAAGTTCTGCAAGCTAACCAAACTGTGGCGGGCATTTCGCGCTATGGATACAAAGCGCATGGTAGGTAACTATGCTGCGCTAATAATCAAAATCGCTGACGGTCAAGACTGGAGCCAGCCAGCAACAAACGTCCGTCCAGACCAAATCGTGGGTTACATGCCAGTGTGGGAATGTCAGCTTCGCGTGACTGATACCGAAATGGATCGCACTTCTGAGCGATACGGTGAGCCAAAGGCGTGGGCATATCAGGAGATAGTCAGCTATGACAACTCTCTGAACACAAAGCCAGTACAAGAGGTAAACATTCACTGGACTCGCGTGGTGTACTTCGGAGATGTGTTCACTGATGGCTCTACCAGCGAATTCGGCAACAACCTGCTGGCTCGCGGGTTCAATGCATTCTCAGCCATCGAGAAAATCAACCAATCTGGCGCGGAGGGCTTCTTCAAGAACGCAGCCCGCCAGCTCCAGGCCAACTTCTCGAAAGAAGCCCGCATGGATGAAATCGCCCGCATGATGGGGGTGAAAGTCCAGGAAATCAGCGACGCATTCCAGGCTGTGGGCCGAGACCTTAACAGCCAGTTCGACAGCTTCATGGTGACGCAGGATGTTGACGTTAACGCCTTGACGGTATCAATGCCGAACCCGCAGGAGTTCTTCGATTGCTGCCTGCAAGAGGCTTGCGCGTCGCTTGGCGGCTTCCCAGCTACAGAGCTAACCGGCCATATGACAGGCGAGCGCAGCAGCTCCGAGAACGGCAATGTAATGGCTCAGCTTGCCACTTCTCGCCGAGCTAATGTGCTCGATAACGATATCGAGGACTTCTTCAAGCACCTGTCTGATATTGGGTGCTTCAAGGGCGCTGAATTGTCTGCTGTATGGGATAACCTTCTCGACCCATCAACTGGCGACAAGCTCGACAACGCCAAGAGGATGGCCGAGATTAACCAGATGGGCCTTGGCTTGGGTGAGCGGTACTACACACCACAAGAGATTCGCACTGAATCAGGAATGGAGCCTGAGCCAGCGGATGGATTGGATGATTTGCCACCTCCTGAGCAGCAACCAGAGGATGGCATCGAGCAGCAATAAGAAAAGCCCCGTTACGGGGCTTTATCTATTCATCAATCTATTCACGCTGTTGGCTTTGTTTATGTAAATCAGCAACTTACCAGAAATAAATCTATTCACCACTCCACCAACATTGCAAAAATAATACCGGCCACACTTAACGCCAGAATCAACAGGCCTTCGATTGTTGGTTTCATCTTAAGTTTAGAGACTCTATTATTGCTGAGGCAATCAAGCACAGCTTATCTTGATCATCCAAAATGTCACAAGCGACTCCAGTTGATTTTATGTGCTCAATCATCAACGATATTTCTTCTTCTGTGAAGCTCATGTGCCACTCCCTGTTCCAACCATTATCTTTGACAAAAAATACAACCCTTCCTCTAGATCTTAGCCTTTTAATTAGCTTTTTTGCCCGCACTGCAACCATCAGCTTTGAGCCCAGCGTCTTGCTGTATTCATTACCAACCCACTCCCTCACTTGGTACATAGCAATTAACTTACTCATAAACTCAACTCCTTAATCAACCCCTACAGCTCTCGCCGCTTCTCGATGAAGCGCCGCGCATCCTGACGCCGCTTGATTGCCTCCATGTCGTTGGCATCCTTGCGGCGCTGGCGTGAGTTTGGGAAAATCTTACTCATAACTCAATTCCTTTCATTGCTCTATACGCTCTCAGATACATGATTTCGATTATGACTTGTGGCGTGGTAATTTGCATGTGACTCCAACGCTCTCGACTAGCACCCTGCATGAGTCGATTGCATCATTCCAGCCCTCTTGATATGAGTCTATGAACCTCTCTTCTCGCTCAGGCGGCAGCTCAACCACCAGCGCGGCACGGGAGGCTTGCCACCCCATCCATGCATCATGAGTTGATGGATAATAATAATCACCGCACGAATCCCTTATGAACCAGTCACCCTCGCTTGGCAGCGAGTATTCATAAAACCACTCCTCGAAATCCTCACGCATTTTCTCACTCATCGCCATTCTCCTTCATTGCCTCTTGCCATCCACACCAAGCCGCCTCGGTTGTGCGACTGATGTACTCCACAACCTCAATAACCTCAAGGTTAACGAATGTAATCCGGCGATTTGCGCGGGTTACGTCCATGCCTTTCAGCCTGGCTAGCTCCTCGAATCGTTCGCGGTTCATGGCTTTATTCCCATCCTTTTCAGCGCCTGGCCAACTTGCCACTTTGTCACATCCGAGCCGCCAGGTGAGTCAACGTGCACTTTGATTCCATCCACCTCAACGCCTTCCTTTATCAGCTCAATTATGTGCAACTGGATCATATCGCACCCAAGGAACCCGCTGTGATGGAATTTCTTCGGGGGAATATGCGAGTTTTTTGTTGTGATGCCAGGATATGTGCCGCTTACCATAAAAAACTGCTTTGCCATGCTTTTCTCCTTGGTTGATGCCAATACTATTACAGCTATCAGGCTGGCGGTCAATGCTAAAATGAAGAAAATTTCACAGAGGATTTCACCTTGGCCTTTCCCAGTCCGAACATTCTAGATCCAACCCAGCAGAAAGGCCGCGAGAAGCGAGCCTATGCCGACTTCCGCCGAAGGTTGCGAGCTATCAACACCGAGATTCAGGCGAGAGTCATTGACCAGCTACAGCCGCGAGAGATTTCCGTGAATGGGCTTCGGGCATATCTGCTGAATGCCGAGAGGGTTTACATCTACGAGCTGGACTATCTACAGCTGCGGCGCATTGATGAGACTATCGCAGAGATAATCCAGCGGATTATGATGCAGCGCGGCGAGCAGTGGGATGTATGGATGCAACAATACACTGCCGAGGCATACCAGCAGGGTGCTGCATATGCTCAATCATCGCTGGCCGTGCAATCAGTAGTCTACGCAAGCGCTTACAGCAACATAGAATCCGTGTTATTCACGCCAGAGTATCAGCGCCGGATTGCCGTGGTCACATCGCGCACATTCAACTCAATGGAAGGCTTCACGGATGACCTGATAACCACCACTCGACGGATACTTGGTGACACCATAGCGCAAGGCAAGTCGC